CGTCAGACTTTCTCATCTCAGGTTTATTTTTTAACCATTTTGAGTTTTCCATTAAACAAGCCGCCATATATCTAGATTCATCGCTGGCCGAAAAAGTTCTGTCTGATAAACCTATTTCAATCGCTTCTTCTGCAGTAAACCAAGTCTCTGCAGATAACATTCTAGCGATCTCGTCTTTAGAAGCTTTCATTCTTTTCGAGTATATGTTTATCATTTGATTTTCTATTTTATCTAGAATCTCAATAGTCTTTTCAAAATCGTTAGCATTTCCATATAGTGCGCTTAAAGGCTTGTGTATCATTATTAACGCACCATCTCCGATAACTATTTCATCGGCAGCCATTATGATAACAGAAGCTATTGACGCTGCTATTCCCTCTACATAAGCAGTTACTTTAGCAGGATGATTTTTCAACAACTCATAAATAGTTGTTCCAGAAAATACGGCCCCACCTCCAGAATTAACTCTGAGAGAAATATTTTTAATTGTTCTAGGAAGTTTTCTTAATTCAGAAGCAATATCTTTTTCTGATATTGACGCATCGTCCCAAGGATTATCCCCGATAGCTCCGTAAAGAAAAATCTCTGCTTCAGTTTCAGTTTTATTATTTATCTCGAACTTCTTAACATTTTTTTGAAAGTTAATTACGTTTGGCATTTTGCCTCCTAAGTAATTAGGATATTGGCCAACGTGTAGAATGTAAAGATTAGATTTTATAGGAGTATTCCTATCCTATAGACTTAATATGCCTCTCTCTTCGTAGATACTCTTAGTCTCTTTTTCTTGTATCCAAGAAGCTATCGCCATTATTAGGGCCACTGCTATATCTATCTTAAGTTTTTTTGAGTTCTTTCTAGGGAATATGTTTCCATTTTGGTCTTCTTTGGCAGTTACATTAGACATACACCAACGCATTAACTTTCCTCCGTTGTGTCTTACTTTCTTTTGCCTTATCAATGCGTCTAAAGTTTTCATCGGCTCAGATAAGTTTGCCGTTGTCATTCTAAACTCAACCATATTAACTCTTTCTTTCATTAAGTTCTGGGCCAACTGTACTGCTGACCAAGGGTCATAGTTTACCCCCAAAACATCTTTATCCTTAGTCTCGCTAAGAACTTCTCTCTCAATCATTTCAAAATTTATTGCCTCGCCTGGAGTTTTAATTAATTCCCCGAAAGCTATTGCTTCATCATAAAGTAAATTATTTTCTTCTTTTAGTGTGTCTTCTGGAAGAAAAGATTTTTGCCAAATGTAGTAAATTCCGTCTACTCTCGTAACTGTTACATAACAAGTTAAATCCACCTTAGACGCTAAATCCACCCCGACATATACTTTCTTATCGTTAAAAAATGATTTAGTTAAAGTCTCATCGTAACAAGCGTCCCACTTATTTATATCAAAAAATACGTCCGCTTGACTCAACCACACATTTAAGGTTTTTACTAAAAAGTTTGGTAAGTCACTTGGAGTTACTTTGGCCTTATCTGAAGCGGCTTGTACTGCTAATGGGTCTACTGAAAATCCATGATTAGGGTTGGCCTTTTTCCAAGTAAGTTCTGAGTGAATATCATCTCCCTCATCAATGGTATAGACAGCACTAAAAAATGTCTCATCTGGGACTTCTCCTAGTGCTACCTTTTTAGCGTATTGACTTTGACTGTATCCAATCCCGTCATTATTGAAACCTGCAGTAGTTAAAGCTATTACTAAAGAGTCTCTTCTTTTTTTCATACCTGATACGACAACTTCAAATAACTCTCTAGACATTTGATGTAGCTCATCTAAAAAAGCTATTCTTAAGTTTAACCCGTCCATACTCTTTGAGTCGGAACTCATGGCCACCATTTCTGAAAATGTTTTATGGTCTACTAATTTGTGGGCCAATACTTCAACCCCTGTAGACTTTAAATATCCTGGGGCTTTCATGGCCATAGCTCTTGCGGCATCTAAAATGATTCTTGATTGTTCACTCTTAGTAGCGAAACAGGCTATCTTCTCCCCTGACCTATTTGGGTCTAGACCGATAAAGTAAAGTGCCGATTGACTTGCCATCGTAGAATTGTGTGTCGGAATACACCTTTCTGTGATTAGAAACGAGTGATCGGGGGAGTCCACCTCAACGCAGAACATTTCTCGCGGTTCAATATCTACAACGTCTACCACAAACCTATTTTTAGTATATGTGTACTCCCCTTGATTGGTGATTAGTTTAGACAGCTTCCTAGAAAGTTTAAATACTTTCCACGTTTCTACCCCTCTAGGAACAAAATAAAATCTTTTAAAAAGTGTTTGCGACTTATAGTTATTATTTTCAGACACTTTAAATTCAGGGCAAGAACCTAGTTTCAACCCAAGTGAGCTTATTAAAAACTCTACCCCGCCCCACATTTTCTCCGTCCCATTTATAAGCGTTACTCTTCCAAAGTCATCTATAGACCCATCTGAGTCTAATAAGCCTTGTAATAATTCAACTCTCTGACTTAAACTAGCGGTAAGATATTGATTCGGTATATGTTTATCTCCTAAAACCCCTATCCCCCGCAAGTGAGATAAAACCCCTACGGAGTCTATTCTACTAGCTTCTCGACCTACATGGGGTGTGGTGCTGAAAACTATTCCTTTACTATCAAATATTTTTTCTATCTCTGGAACGTCTTCGGAGTTTACTGTGACTCTCGCAGAATCTTTAGAGCCGTTTCCTAGCCAGTATCCTAGGAAATAGGGGTCAACAGGTAGGGTTTTTTCCTCACCTACTATAGGGTCGCACACCTTAACACTGTGGTTGTTGTCTTTTCCATACTTCAAAGTTTCTTTTATTTCCTTGGTAGTTTTAACAGACTCGTATGTGTATATAGCTGCCTTATGTTTCGGAGGGTTCTTCCTATGATTGGCTTTTCTCTCTCTTTCTTTTTTATTAGATGTGAACCATTCATGTTCTAATCCAGTGACTATTTCTGTTCCGTCAGAAAATATTATTTTTTGGGATTCTGGGTTTTTAAAAACTATATTCCTGCCAACGACCCTACATATATTTCCATGTCTATCGTACAACTCCGAACCAATCCCTATTTCCTCCCACCTTTTAAGGCCCTGTGGTGTGGGTACTATTGTGTCCAGTGAGAATGGCTTCGAGGCTCCCCTGGGAACTTCTATGTGAAGGGTTCTATATTTAGGATATCCACCCAATCTAAATTTGAAACCTAGTGCCGCTGACCATAGCCACTTTTGCCAAGGGTTGTATATAATCTTATCGCTATCCCATTTTCCGATAACGTGAGAAAGATTCTGCACAGTTCTTAAATATCTCTCTACATAATCTATGTCGAAAAAGAAGGTACTCTCTGGGTTTAGGTAGTCAAAATATTCTTTAAGGAATCTATTACAAGAACCTATAATGTATTTTGAGTTAGGTATTTTTCCTTCTACTACTTCGATAGCGTATTGGAAACCGTCATACACATTAGGATATTTAATTTTATCAATAGGGTTGGAAAATGGTAATACTTTCATCGTATTACCTTCCTAAGCTTTATTATTTCTTCAGTAGTTAATTTCTCAATGGATATCCTATACGAGTCTATCCCTAGTTCGCTTGCCATCTGAGAGAGTATCATCATTTTCTTTAATCTCTTTCCTCTCAATGATTGAGGCTTATTTATTTTATGGGTTAGAAAGTTTTTAAAACTCTCTACCTCTAAATCTTTATTTGAAGTCGTCATCTTCTTCCTCTTGATTAGTTGTCTTATCATCGGCCAAAACAATGCCAAGACTCTTAGAGTAATTTCTTATGTCTGCTATTGTCTTAGTTATCAGAGATATCTCTGGAACGGGTTTTATTTGCATACCGTTTCTACCAGTAGAAATATATGTTCTTCCAGTTAGCTCTATAGTTTCTTTTAAAATGTCGTACTCTACATAAAGGTCACAGAGGATTCTCAGTTGTTGTAAGTGGCTTGGCTTTAGATTCTCTCTATCTTTTATATCTGGAATTATTAAATCCCAATAATACTTAAAAGATGGGTCTTTTCTAGGACTCTTTAAGTTAAGGGTACTCACTAAGTACACTCCCTATAACAATTACACATATATTTTTAGCCTTGTTATATTTCAATTTTATGTTACACTTCGAGGATAAGTAGTAGGTAGTATTGTCATCTAATTCTAGCATCCAGAAGTGTTTAAAATAAGTTATCTTACTGCCTACTATTTTCTAGAAAACAATTCCTAAATAATCCTTAGCAAACTTAGCTGAATCTTCTAAATCTAGTTCATGATATGAAAAAGTTGTTGAGACACAAACTGTCTTAGCTTCTTTATCAACTTCAATGCTTTGAATATGGTCAGCATTAACAAAAAGTCCTTCTCTAATTAAAATCATTTTCACAGTAAATCCTCCGCTGTAGGTTGATCGGTATATTTATCGTCCAAGTATATTTGATACCATACTTTAAAGTCTGCAATATCTTCTGCGTTATCAATAGTAAAAATAAATGTTCCGAAAGTGTAAATGGATAGTGGGTCAGTAAAGCTAGTGTGTACCCACGCTACGATATTTTCGAACTCTATACACATAGTCTCTGTTTTAAATACTCTTGATTTCACAATAAATCCTCTGCTTTTGCTTCGCTGTAGTTATCTAATTCAGCTTCATAGTCTTTTTCTATTTCTGGCCCTTCTTTAATATCGTCATTAGTGTTAGGGTTATTTTTTACCCATTCTATGAAGTCTTTATTAAGTCTTATAGCGTAGCACATTCTATAGTCTTCATCTTTAGTTTTATAGACTTCTCCGACTCTAATTCCGTCACGATGTCTATAGTCATAAAGAAAGTTAGAAACTGTTTTAGCCGCAGGGAAAGTAGCCTTGCTATCTCCTAACTGTTTTTTGTATTCTGTTTTTAAGTCTTTTAGTAAGAGCCTACTGTAATCCCCTAACTCAGACATCTCGGTAAGGTAATCAAGAACAAATTGTTTCCACTGAGCTAGACCCCCGTAAGAAACCCTATAGAAATATTCTTTCTTCATGACGTAAGAATTACTGTACGGTGGCCCATCGACTTTGTACCTATCTAAAATCCAATGGCCAAAATCAATAATATCTTGATGGGGCTTATCTTCTTCGGGGCTAGATAGGTATTTAGACATTTCAGACAACTCTGATTCTGAGAGAAGATTATTTAGATTTTTGTCTCCTATAGATACAATGGAAAACCTTCTTTCTTCTGGGCCTATTTGAAGTCCGTCAATATAGTTATTGGCCAGCATACCAGAAGAAAAGTTTCTAACGGTCTTAGTGTCTTTCCCTTTGGCCTGTACTGAGGTCACTTGGTTAGAAAATCTCTTTAACTTATTTATCTTATCTGGGTCGTTGACGTTAATCTCGTCATAGAAAACTAATCTAGCGTTTTCTAGTTGGGAGTTGAATTTATCATCAAGCATTGAGTCGTCAGCTTTTTGGTAGTATCTATCTCCAACCAACTTACCGACTAAATCTGCTACCATTGTTTTACCCACTCCTCTGGCCCCAACCATACATAGGTAAACGTGGTTGCGCCCTGTGTAGGCATGATATATCCAAGAATAGACGTATTCCAATGTCTCTGCATCTGGAAACACGTTCTCAAACAGGTTCTTTACCCTCTCAGGCAGTTTTAAAGGGGTAGTCGGGGTAGAAGATAGCCACTTAGGGGTTTTGTAGCGGTTAAAGACGTAAATCTCGCCCTCTACGTCCCGTACTTCTTTTATCACACTTTCTTTCTGTAGTGGGTCAAACCTAAACTCACAGGGAGTACAGTCTTGTATCATGGCAGCTCTATTCTTATAGCCCCTATAGGCCATGAAAACATCTTCGTGTAGGTTAGAGAACTTTTGGGACGACTCTGAGTAGAATGAAACCTCTCCAGTGGTTATATCCACCAGTGGGGCCAAGGTATTTAATACTTCGTTAAACTCTTTTCCTAGTCCTCTCACTCGCTCCTCCACTTTTATATCACTTATATATTTTTTTACTTCTTGAACTATAGTCGGCTCATCTTCCTGCTTAGACGTAATTGAGAACTTGTTAAAGATTAACATTCTAAAGTCACCAAGGGAGATAGGAGGCATATCATTTAATCTAATCTTGCCTGCACCTGTAATGTGGGTCGGATTTAACTCAGATAGAATTTCTTTGGATAGTAGCATTATAAATGTCTCCGTTTAGTAGTGACCCATTGCCGTAAACCAACCCTCCAGTTAAACGGTAAACCTTAAGGTCAATTGACGACAATGGGATAAAAAGTTATACTAACAATTACCTGAAAATGGCAAGAACTATGTTCAAACCATTACCCCCGATTATCCCCTAAAATGGTAATTGTTAAAAAAGTCGGGGTTTCGTGTTTAGGGCTTGTAAGGTGTTGTAATTAAAGTTATTTTTAGCCAACCCCTCGACCCTTAAAAAAAATCATCAAAAATCCTATTTTTGAAATTAAGAAATTTATTTTGTAGATAGAATAGCGAATTTTGCACATTTCAGGGGGTTTCTGTATTTTCAAATACTTACAAACTCTTAAAATTTTAAAAATAAAATTACGGGGTAGTTTTTAGAGATTTTTAGCCAAAATTCGATTTTTCGGGATTTTACTATAAACAAAATTACTTTATTTTTTACCCCCGAAAATTTTAGGGGGGGTATTATTTTCAGCATAATTGACTTGATGGGTTAAGTGTTTTAGTGTACTTTTGAACGATAGAAATTGAAATTAGCACTTCTGGATTTATCTGAAATTTTGTTGAGTAGTGGGTCAATTGGGTGTATTTTCTATGCGTCAATTGAACTATTTTAAACTTTTTTTAAATTATTTTTTGTGCTTTGCGGAGTAGTTATGAGTGATAAAGATATGGGCCTAGCGATAGTAGAATCTCGATTTGGCAAGCAAGCCGATAGAATAAAAATATCTAGAAAACATTACGCCCATGACATAAATTCATGCGTTTTAAAGGGAAGATCGGAGGCAGTAGAAACTATTCTAAACCGTCACAAATCTAACCCATATCTAACTGTTTCGGAGCTTTTGGGAGATATTCAGCTAGATTTAGTTAAATACTGGGGAGATTTCCATAAGCTATTTCCAACCATGACTAGGCCAATATCTATAGATCACATACTCCAACATACTGAAAACACTGAAAAAGACAGATAGAGAAAATCTATCGAAATCATAAAACCAATTAATTAGGCTATCGTATAGGAAAGTAGTGTGTCAAGTATTTGAAATTACTAGAGGGGCTTGTTTTATGAAAAATTTGGCCCTTACGATTGGGTTATATTCGGAAGCCCTTGTCAGAGTTTCTCATTCGCAGGCAGTCAAACAGGATTAGATGGAAAATCTGGGCTACTCGTAGACTGTGTTAAAATACTAAACTGGGCAAAAGAATTTAACCCAGAAGTAAAATATTTAATAGAAAACGTAAACATGAAAAAAGAGTTCTTAGATCAATTCGATGCCATAGTTGGTGGAGGAGAGAGGGTCAGAATAAATAGTTCTAAATTATCGGCCCAAAAAAGAGATAGGTACTATTGGACTAACTTTAAAGTGGGAGCTCCCGCAGATTTGGGGATAGTTCTAAAAGATATTCTAGAGCCTCAAGTAGACCTATCACTTTATTTCACACCCAAAAATATAGAGCTAGTTACAGATAGTAGGATTTGTGGAGATATACCCCAAAAAAGTAACGTAGGTGTGTACGAGTTTGTGGATAGAGATAAAAGCTATTGTATTGATGCCAACTACCATAAAGGAACTACCTTAAGACAATATATTGAGAAGTCTAGAAGACAAGTTGTTTTTGCTTATAGCTCCTCTACTAGAGAGAATAAAGTTATTGAGTCTAGGTCTAATCTAGGAGGGAAAGGTAACACTCTCACTACTCAAGAAGGTTGTGGAGGACACTACTCACAAAACTTAGTGGCAGATATATTAGATAAGGAAATAATTTTTAGGAAACTAACTGTTAGGGAGTGCGCTAGATTACAAACAATCCCAGAATGGTATGACTTTTCTTGTGTTAGTAAGACTCAGGGTTATAAAGCAATCGGAAATGGTTGGACAGTAGATGTTATAGTCCATATATTTGAATATGGATTAGGAATTAAAAGTGTAGAGGCCTGGGAATGTCTATAGAAAAGTTTTTAGGTTGGCCCGTACGATATGACATAGACGGATACGCCTATGTATCAATAAACAAAAAAAATTTTTTTTGTCATGTGTTGGTATGGGAGGCAGAGAACGGGCCTAAGCCTAAAGGCTATGACGTACACCACATTGATGAAGATAAAGCAAATTTTAAACTAGATAATTTAGAACTACTGAGTAGAAGAGACCACAAAAGAACGCACTTCGGTTGGGTAAAAACAGAAGGGGTGTGGACACATAAACCGTGCCGAATGTGTAAGGAAGTTTTGCCTTTAGACAATTTTTACAAAATAGCGAGGGGTACAGAATATTATTTTTGTAAAAAATGTTCCATAAAAGCCTCAGATGAATACAAAATGGAAAATAAAGAAAAAATATCCAAAAGAAAGTCTGATAAATATTATAAAGATCACGATAAGAACAAAGAACTTAATAAAATAAAATCTAGGGAATATAGAAAAATAAACTCGGAAAAAATAAATAAAAAAAGAAGGGAGAGCTACTTAAAAGACCCAGATAAAATTAGAACTAGGTCTAGGGAGAGGTATTACGATTTGAAAAAACACAGTGGAGAGGATAATGTCTAAAAAAACAAACCCTATTGATGTTTATACACACCCTAACGTACATAGTGGCTACCAATATTCCATCGATGTTCTAGAAGGAAAAATACCTAACTGTATTTACGTTATCGGAGCTTGTAAAAGATTTCTAAAAGACATAGAAAAAAATTATTATATTTTCGATATAGAAAAAGCTGAGAGGTATTTAAGACTTACTCAATTATTCAATCACGTTAAAGGACGAGGTTGGAAAACAGAAAATATTACTTATGAGCCTTGGCAAAATTTCATGCTCATGAATATTATGGGTTGGGTTGACCCTAGAACTAATGAGAGAAGATTTAGAACGGCCCACGTTGAAGTACCTAGAGGACATGGGAAAAGTTTAAAAGCGTCACAAATGGTTTTATATTTTCTCGCCTTAGATAACCCAAAAGGAAACGAGATAAGTACCGCCTCTACAAAAACAGATCAAGCTAGAATTGTTTTAGACTCTGCTAGGGCAATGGCATTATCTAATTCAAAATATCTTAAATCAACTGGGGTTGAAGTATTGGCCCATAAAATAGTACACGCTAAATCTAATTCATTCGTAAGGGCTTTATCTTCTGACGCTAAATCACTGGACGGATTAAACGATGTTCTTTGTGTAATGGACGAACTTCATGCAGTAGACAGAAAATTATTTGATGTAATCTACTCAGGTCTTTCTAAAAGAAATGACTCTTTATTATTATGTATAACTACTGCAGGTTTTGACCAAGATGGGGTAGGGTATTCTCAATCAGTCTATGGAAAAAAGGTAGCATTGTGTGAGCATGAAGATGACCAATTCTTCTCTATAATTTATACTATTGACGAGGGAGATGACATATTCGATATTAATACTTGGAAAAAAGCTAACCCTAATTACGGGGTATCTGTAGACCCGATTACATTTGAGGCCAAAGCTAACAAGGCCAAGATAACTCCTTCAGACCTACCCAACTTTAAAGTAAAGCATTTAAACACTTGGTTAAGTGAAGCCAAAGCATTTTTTAGTATGGATAAATGGGACGCTTGTAAAGATGAAACCCTTAAAATAGAAAACTTTTTAAACAAGAAAGCATACTCCGCAATCGACTTAGCTTCTAAAATAGATTTAACTGCCTTCATTCAAGTTTTTAGAGAAGACGGAAAATACTACATTTTTCAAAAAGCTTTTATTCCCGAAGATACTGTTACTGAGGCAAGTAACGTACTTTATGATAATGCAATAGGTAGAGGAGAGTTGATAGCCACTAAGGGTGAAGCTATTAACTATGATAAGATTAAGGAATATGTTTTAGAAGATTTATCTAAGACTCAAAATATAGCTACTTTCTACGACCCCTGGAACTCAAATCAATTTTCTCAAGACCTAATAAAAGAAAGAGTCAATGCCGTTGAGTTTAGAATGACAACTGCAAACCTATCTGAGCCGATGAAAATTTTAGAGGCCTTAATAAGAGAGAAGAAAATAGTACACAACGGAGGAGAAACATTGCGTTGGTGTATGTCTAATGTTGTTGGAAAAGAAGATGCTAATGGGAATTTCTTCCCTAGAAAGAGTACAGACAAGCTTAAGATAGATTTAGCTATTGCATTGATAATGGCGATAGCAGGGTGGATACAAGAAAAAGAGACTAAGAGTATCTACGAAGAGAGAGGAATATTGAGTTTATGATTGAGTTGTTTTGGGTAGATATTTTTGGGTATGAAGGCAAATATAAAATATCAGACAAGGGGGATATTATATCCCTTCCAAGAAAACATACAGGTGTAAATCCTGTAACTATTAAGATAGGGGAGTCTTGGGATGGGTATAAGTGCGTACTACTATCTAATAACGGAAAAAGAAAAATGTTGAGGGTACATAGGTTAGTTTTAAGTTCGTTTTTAAAAAAGAATTTAGACCCCTACTTAGTGGTAAACCATATTGACGGGGACAAACATAATAACTCACTACACAACTTGGAAGAGGTGAGTCATTCCGTAAATGCTTTTCACGCATATTCTATGGGTTTGAGAAAAGCTAATGGGGAGAATAACGGAAAATCTAAAATAACTAACAATGTAGTATTGGAAATAAAGAAAGACTTGCTTTACGGGTTAAGGGTAGTAGAAATAGTAAAAAAATATGGAGTACATCAAACAACTGTAAGCCACATAAAATCTGGAAAAATGTGGGGTAGTGTCACAGGATGGAACATAAACAATAATTTTTATAATCTATGACACCCTTTACAGAGTGTTATCTCAATAGCTATCCTATAAGTTAGGAGGGCTTATGCCTAATTTGATTGAATTAAACTCAGACAACAAAAAATTTGAAATAAAGAACTCTTCTCAGACAGAGGCAGAGATTCTTATGTACGATCAAATCGGTGAAGATTGGTTTGGAGCAGGAATAACCTCAAAATCTTTTTCTGAAGAACTAAGTAAACTCCCTAAAAGCATCAAACAAATAAACCTAAGAATAAATTCTCCAGGCGGTTCTGTTTTTGACGGAATGACTATCTATCAAAGATTGAAAGACCACCCCGCTAAAGTTACGGCCTATGTTGACGGGATAGCTGCTTCTATCGCTTCAATAATTATGTTGGCGGCAGATGAGATAGTTATGGGTGACGGAGCTATGGTAATGATACACCGCCCTATGTCAGGGGTGCATGGGAACGTAGCCGAGCTTGAGAGAATGATAGACATTCTAGATAAAATAGAAAATCAAATGATATCACTATACGCTAAGAAAACTGGAGCCAGTAGAATAGAAATAGCTAAACTACTCTCTGAGGAAACTTGGTTTACTTCTACTGAGGCGATTGATTTTAAAATAGCTGATAGAACCTTTGAAGCTAAAGAAACTTTAAAGCTAGTAGCTTGTGCTATTGAGTCTGGAAAATTTTTTAAGAATAAACCACAGTTCAAGTCTACTAACT